TATCAAGATACAGAAGCATATAAAAATGCAGTAAATTATTTAATTAGTAGAGGAATAACTAGAAATGATATTATTAAATATAATATAGGTTATTGCGAAACTGGTAAATATGCAAACAGAATAATTATACCATCATATGATTCCAATGCTGAATTAAATTATTTTATAGCAAGAACATTTGAAAAAAATGTTAAACCTACCTATATAAAACCTTCAATTAAAAATGATAATATTATATTTTTTGATATGCATATTAATTGGGATGAACCAGTTTTATTTTGTGAAGGTGTATTTGATGCAATCGCAGCAAAAAGAAATGCTATTCCAGTTTTAGGAAATAGTATATACAATGCCCTATTAAATAAAATAATTAAAGAAGATGTTAAACAAATAGTATTAGCATTAGATATGGATATGATTAATACTTCAATAAAATACATTGAAAAATTTATATCAAACGGAATAGACGTTAAATACATTCAAATGAAACAGAAAGATCCATCTGAATTAGGTTTTAATGAATTCATTAAATTATATAATTCTTCTAAATCAATAAACTTTAAAAATTTAATAACATTAAAAATGACAAAATCATTATAAGGAAATTTATGCAAGTAATACCAACTAATATAGATAAAGTAGATAAAATATTTCATTTAGCAGATATACATATTAGACCATTTAAAAGACATGCAGAATATAAACAAGTTTTTAATAAATTATATTCTTCTATTAAATCTAGAGCAACAAAAAATTCTATAATAGCAGTTTTAGGAGATACAGTTCATGCAAAAACTGAAATGTCTCCTGAATTAGTTTCTATGCTATTTGATTTTTTTAATAATTTAGGAAAAATTTGTACAACTATAGTTGGTCCAGGTAATCATGATGCAAATTTAAATAATAAAAATAGATTAGATGCTATTTCACCTATAATAAATAATATCAAAGCAGAAAATGTTTATTATTTAAAAAATAACGAAGTATATAAAGTTGGTGATTTACATTTTGTAAATATGTCTGTATTTGATGATAATTATATTGGCAAAAAGGATGTTGCTCATCTTAGTCCTAAAATAGCAATGTTTCACGGTGTAGTTGATAAATCTGTAAATAAATTTGGTTATCATTTTAGAAATGAAAAAATAAGTGCAGATATATTTGACGATTATGATATAGTTTTATTAGGTGATATTCATAAACACCAATATATTACAGATAAGATTGCATACCCTGGAAGTTTAATTCAACAAAATCATGGAGAAGAATTAGATCATGGTTATATTGAATGGAATTTAATAAATAATAAAAGTGAATTTGTTGTTATTCCAAATGAATATGGATATTATACTCTTGAAATTAAAAATGGTATAATACCAAATGTTACTAATATGCCTAAAAAATGTAGATTAAGAATTATTGCATATGATGTTCCTACAAGTGAAATTACAAATATAATGTATGATATTAAAAAGAAATACAACCCGACAGAAGTTACTATAAATAGAGTAAATAGTTTAAAATCAAATTCTGATACAAGTATAGAAATACCAAATATAACAGATATATCATATCAAAACCAATTAATTGAAGAATATGTTTCTAAAAACTATCCAATTGATAGTGATATAATAAACATAATAAAAGATATTAATAAAGAAATTAATTCTGAAGTTGAGTTTGATGATAATATTAAAAATGTTAGATGGTCACCAATTGACTTTACTTGGGAAAATATGTTTTCTTATGGTGAAAATAATTATGTAGATTTTACTGATATGAAAGGAGTTGTTGGTTTATTTGCTCAGAATACTGCAGGTAAGAGTGCTTTTGTAGATGCTATGTCTTTTTGTTTATTTGATAGAGCAAGTAAAGATTTTAAACCAATAAACATTATGAATAAACAGAAAAATGAATTTAAATGTAGATTTAATTTTGAATTATCTGGAAAGAATTATTTTGTAGAAAGAAACGTTTGGAAAAATAAATCTGGAAATCCTATGTATAAAGTTAATTTTGGGTTTATAGATAAAGATGGAAAAGAAATTTCTTTAAATGGTGAAAATAGATGGGGAACAAATAAGAATATAAATTCATACATTGGTTTATTTGAAGATTTTGCTTTAACAACGTTTAGTATGCAAAATAAAAATTCTAATTATATAGATAAAGGACATTCTGATAGAAAAGATTTACTTATACAATTTATGGGATTAGGTTTATTTGATAAATTATTTGAAATTGCATCTAATAAAAATAAAGAAATAAATTCATCATTAAAATCATTAGAATCTGAAAATTGGGATGAAAAGCTTATACAATCACAAAATAATATAGAAACATATACAGAACAATATAACCTTAAGATATCAGACATTAAGGGGTTAGATGATGAGTTAGATGTATTAGAAGGTGAAATAAATGAATTAAATGGAAAGATTATTAAAATAGATGAAAATTTAGATATATCTTATTTAAATCAAGTTAAAATTAATTTATTAAATATTATAGATAAATTCACAATTGATAGTCAAAGCAATTCTGAAAATATATCAGAATTAAATTCACAATTAATAGAAAATAATAATGAAATTGAAATATATACAGCACTTAATATTGATGAATTATATAAAGAAATAGAAAATCTAGAACATGATAAAAGTCAAGTTTTAAATGATATTAATTTATTAAAACTCGTTATTAAGGGAGAAGAAGATAAATTAGAAAAACTTAAAGAATTAGAATATGATCCTGAATGTAATTATTGTATGAATAATATTTTTGTTAAGGATGCTATAGAAACAAAAAATAAATTACAAGATAATAAAACTAAATTAATAGATTTAGAAGATAAGTTTAATAATTATACGGAAATAATAAATACAAAATCTCATATTAAAGAACAATATGAAACATATATAGAATTATTAGAAAAAAATAGTGAATTAGAAAAACAAATTTTAAAATTAAATACTGAACTTTCAAAGAATGAAAATACAATAAATACAAACAAATCTGAACTTGAAAAAGTTGAAAATAAAATTAAAAAATATTATTATTATGAAGAATCAATTGTTTCTAATAATAATATTCAATTAGAATTATCATATAAAAATAAATTAAAATTAGGTAAATTAAACACTAAAAAGAAATTAGATGAAGAAAAATTAAATTTATTTGGTAAAATTAAAGTAGAAGAATCAAATATTATTATATATAAAGATAATATTGAAAAATTACATAGACTTAGAATAAAATCAGACTCATATAAATATTATATGGATTCTATTAAACGAGATGGAATTCCATATGATTTAATTTCTAAAATTGTTCCAACACTAGAAACAGAAATAAATAATATTTTAAATCAGATTGTAGATTTTTCTATTGTTATAGATTTAGATGAATCTAAAAATATAAACATGTATCTTGTTTATGATGAAGATAAATATTGGGTGTTAGAACTAGCAAGTGGAATGGAAAAATTTATTTCTTCATTAGCAATTAGAATTGCACTTACAAATATATCTCAATTACCAAGACCTAATTTTCTAATAATTGATGAAGGATGGGGTTCTTTAGATGCAGAAAATCTAAATTCTGTATCGATGTTATTAGATTATTTAAAAACACAATTTGAATTTATTATATTAATATCTCATGTGGATCAAATTAAAGAAGTAGCCGATATTATGTTAGAACTTAAAAAAGATGATGGTTTTAGTTCTTTAAGATATCCGATCTAAAATAAGATTTTTCTATATTTATATTTATATTAACTAATTAGGATATAAATATAAGTGTCTAGATTAATTAGAAAAATCTCATATCAAGGTTTAAAAGACTACCAAGTATATTTAGAAGACAAAGATAATTTAATATTTAATGTTAAAAATGTTCCAACTGTTTTTCCTCAGGGAAAGAGTTATTTTTTAATATTAGGTTCTAAATATTTGAGACAAGGATCTGATGTTCTTATTGAAATATTAGATTCACGTGGTAATACTGTCTATTATGAAATACCTTATTATTTAGAAGCAACAGGAAGAGCAGTTTCGGTTTGGATATATAATAATGTAACACCTGGATTTGCTCAAGTAACAGTGATTGGAGAACTTGAAAATGTTCCAAGCGATTGGAAAAATATTCCTAATGTAAAATATCAATTTAATATATTTTTAAATCCACAAGCAGTAAATGACCAACCAATAAAGTTTAATAATGTTCCAGATGTAAATGCACTTTATTTAGAAAAGAAATATATTACGTATGTAACAGATAAGACAGAATTAGTATCATATACTACTGGTTCTGCACAGGGTTCATATATAAACCCAACAACATATTTAATAACTCTTAATGGAGGAACGGTTGATAGATCATTTTTAAGTGGTTCTTTTTATGCATCAAATCTAAAAATTGGTAATACTACAGTTACACAATCATTTTCAGCATCTATAGTTGGAATATTAAATGATAGACAATTTTATGTTAGACCATCTGTGTATTTAACATCTAGATTTGTATATCAAGATGAAAGTGCGGAGTAAAACATGGCAATATATTATTACAATTTTGATCCACTAACAACTTGGTCTATAAAATATATAAATACAGACACAGGTTCACTTACTCAGCTTACATCATCATTTGCTAAATTAAATATAAATAATATTAGTAATTTTTCTGGAAAAATACAATCAGTAAGAGTATATAAGAAAAATATATCTGCTGATACTGATTATATTTTCGTTGGTGATTTTCCTGTTCAACCAACTGAATTATTATTAAGTGAGTCAATATTAAATGTTCCACTTGGAATATTTGAAAGTTCTAGTCAATTAAATAACTGGACATCTGCTTCATTGAGTGGTGGTGATATACAATATCAACCAGCTATATATCAAAATAATTCTGCGTTATTCAATTCAGTAAATTTATTACCATATAGTGCATCTAAAGCTTCTGAAGATTTAAGAAGATTTAAATATTTTCCAAAATCTGGTTCTATAGAAGTTCCAGCAAATCATGAATATACAATTACTGCAAAATTATTATCAAAAAAAGATGTAGGTGCACCTATACAATCAGCATCACTTGGTATATATGTATCTGGTAGTGCTATTAATCACGATATCTTAGACGATCAACTTGGTAAAAAACTTATGTTAGTATCTTCTAAAGATATGACCAAAAATTATGGAGAAATACAAACAAATTTTATAACAGATAGAAATGGATTTGTATCTTTAAATTTTGTAGTATTTTGTGGTGAATGGTATATTTCTGATATTTCAATAAAAGCAGCATATGATGATGGATTTAACCCAGATGAAATTACATTATATATTCCATTATCTAATATTAAAAGAAATGAAATTGCTAACTTTAAATTAGAATTTTTGAATATAAAAAATGAAGTGGGGTCTAATAGAGCAGAAACTAAATTACCAGTATTATTAAAAAATCAACCTGTTTATATTGAGTTAGATGATAATATATTAAGTGGAAGTTTAAACTTAGGAAGAGATTTAAATTCTGGTATTTCATTAGTAGGAACAGAAGCACCATATATTTCATCAAAAGGTTATCAAGGAAAAGAATTTGCTATCAATTCAGGATCAGGTGGGTTTTTAACATATTCAGGTTCAGTATTATCAGAAACCGGTCAAGAATATAGAGGTGTTGGATTTGAATTAAACGCTGGATATGGAACAGGTTCATTAGACTTTAGATATGACCCAATTAGTGGTTCATATTTAATAATAACTGCAAGTATATACGCATTACCTGGTTCAAATGTAGGAACGGGATCTGGAGGTGGAGTTACTGGTTCAATAACTGCAAAATCACAAAGTTTTACAAATGAATCATTGTGGGTATTTAATCATGCATTACAAACTAAATATGTATTAATACAAGCATATGATATAAATGATTTTCAAATAATACCTTCTAATATAGAAATAGTAGATGAAAATACTGCATTATTATTCTTTAGTTCTACTGAATCTGGGGTTGCAGTTGCATCTTTTGGTGGTTTAATAGGAAATATAGAAGTTTATCCAACTGCATCGTATGTTTATAGTGCATCAACTGCGTATTTAGCAACAACAGCATCATATGCGTTAACAGCTTCATATATTAATAAGCCAGAAGTTATTGCATTTGCATGTTCAGATGAAATTACACCATTAACTGCATCTAATAATTTAATAACATTTTATATGCCATATAAATTAGATGTAAGTAATATTAAAGCATCATTAACATCAACAGGTAGTAACAGTTGTTCATTAGATATTATGTTAAATAATTCAAATGTTTTTTCATCACCATTAATTATTAGTGCATCATCATACACGGGTAGTTTAGTTCCAGTATCCCAGTCATTTAATGAAGATAGTAAAATTAGTGTAGATTTAAAAACTACAGGTGATGGATTAACTGGGTTAAAAATATATATATTAGGATATAAATAATGTTTTTAATTAATCCATATGTTTTTGCAAAACAACAAGAACCAAATGTATATTATATAATTAATAAATATACATTACAAACAACTATAAATAATAAAAATCAACAATATTATTTAAAACAAAAATATAATTTAGTTAATACAGTTGACAGTGTTAATCAACAATATTATTTAAAACAAAAATATGAATTAGAAATTGAAATTACTTAAGGAGTTATTAAATGTTAAATAATCACAATATAAAACTTGGTGTAGAAGCACTTATTTATGACAAAGACGGAAATTTAAAAGATATAAAATACATATCTACTCCAAATGAAGCACTTAAGGCTAAATTAAACTATGAAATATTAAATAATAAAAATGAAATAGTAGAACAAAATGAATTGCCATTTAAAAGTTTTACATATGCATATGCTGGACATATATTTACTGGTATAACTAATACTATATATACAATTGTTAATATAACAGGAATTCCTAGAGCAATACTATCAACGTATTATGACTTATCAGATGTAACATTGGCGGGTGTTACTTACAGAGGTATTGTAGTAGGTACTGGTTCTTTACAAAATAGTTCATCTGTATATAATGTTGGTTTAATTAATCACGGAACAAGTAGTAATGAATTAATATATAATCCTTCTGCAATGATAGCACCATATTATTCTGGAAGTGCATATTATACTAATTTAAATAGAACATTTTCTAATTGGACAACAGAGTCTATTAATGTTAATGAAATAGGTGTTTATTCGAGCAATTTAAATTATTTGTCTATACGTGATATATATGATAACACCGGTAGTTTATTAAATTTAAATATTCCACCTTCTGGAACATTAAATGTTAATTATAAATTTTATGTAGATGATGAATGTGGTTTAAATTTAAATTGGTTGAGATTTTTATATCATTCTCATACTAATACTTATGCATATAGCATTATAAATATATTAAATCAATCAGGTCAAGTAGAACTTAAAACATATTTAATATCATTAGATTTTTCATCAACTGGTAGTATTAAAGGTATAGTATGCGGTACAGGATCAACTGCAGTTACTTTAGAAGACTATAAACTTTCATATTTAATTGAAAATGGAATGTCTGCTAATAAACTTTTATATAAGCCACATTCATATACTTCACTTCAAAATTATTTAACTGTTTCTAGCTCTGTATCTTTTCAAATTTCTAGACAGTTTGAAAATTCTAGTGGTGCACCTATTGAAATTAATGAAGTTGGTATATATGGTTCAGAAGATACTAGTTATCCAATTGCAACCACAGATACATTTTTATATTCAAGATTTTTAACGGGTGGTATAAGTTTAAATGATGGTGAAGTTGTTGATTTTAGATTTATATGGCAATTTGATTTATCATAATATTTATATAAAATAATAGGAATAAATTTTGAGAATATTTGATTTAGAAATATCAGGTTCAGTTAATTTGAGTGGAAGTATATTAATGAATAATATACAAGAAACTAGTAGTGCGTTTAAAAATTTAGTATTAGATGAAAATAATGTTATTTCATTTCAATCTGGTGGTTTAAATACTATATCATCTTCATTTGCAGAATTTGCAAATACTGCATCATTATTAATTGGTTTAGTAGAAAGCGCATCTTATGCAGTAACATCTTCATATGCACTTAATGTTCCAAATGTTTCACAATACTGGACAGAAAGTGTTGAAGGATTTATTTCTAGAGAAAGTAATGTTCAAATAACGGGCTCACTTGATATATCTAATTTAATATATGGTTCTTTATTAGGAACAGCATCATTTGCAGTAATATCAGAAACTGCTTCTTATGCTCTTAATGGTGGTGGAACTGGAGGTTTATGGACTGAAAGTGGAGATTTTATATCAAGACAGAGCGATGTAGAAATTACAGGTTCATTAAGTGTTTCTAATGGAATAACAGGTTCAATATTAGGAAGTTCATCATATGCACTTACTGCATCATATGCTCTTAATGGTGGTACAGGTGGAAGTACATTTCCATTTGCCGGTGGATTTGTTTCTCAAAGTTATACAAATGAAGCAACTTGGTCATTAGCACATAACTTAAATAAACAATACTTATCAGTTGAAGTATATAATTCAGATAATGAAATAATTATACCAGAAAAAATAATTGCTACTAATGAAAATAATATAGTAATATATTTTCCAGTTACACAATCAGGTACTGCATTAGTAACATATGGTGGAAATGTTTCAACTTCTTCATATGCACTTACAGCTTCATATTTTGATGGAAACATTGAAAGTTCTTCATATGCAATTTCATCTTCATATTCTGATTATGCACTGACAGCATCTTATGCACTTAATGGTGGAGGTGGTGGAACAAGTGTTACCTTTACAGAAGTTCCATCTGCATCTGCACTTTCAACATTAACATCTAGCACAGGCGATTTTGCTAAAATGACAAACACACATCAGTTTGCTGTTTATTTAAGTGGGTCATGGCACTCTTTAGGATTTTTACCAAATATTACAACAGGTAATATGTTTGGTGAATTAATTCACTATGCTGCAGATGAAATTGTAGGTAAAGTAGATGGAAATACAGTTACACAGTGGTTAGATTTGAGTGGAAATGGATATAATGCTGATTATTCAAATGCTGCTCCTGTATATAAGACAAATATAGTAAATGGATTACCTGTGTTAAGATTTAGTGATACTACAAATACATATATGAGAATAAATTATTTATTAGGAAACGCAGTTAATAGTCAATTTACAATTGTTGTAGTTGCTAAAGAAACAGTAAGTGCAACACGTGCAATGTTATCCACAGTACCACTAAGTGGTGCTGCACAGGGATGGTCATTTAGATTTAAAACTAGTACATCTCTTCAATATTATCATGGAGGCCAAACACCAAATTTATCAGATACTATGGTAGACCAATTTAATATTTTTTCTATTAGAAGAAATGGATTAGATGGTACTACAGGTGTAAATGGAACAGAAGAAGCAACAACAACAATAAGTTCATTTGTACCAAACTCAACAGATTCATATACAAAAATTGGTCAAGAAGCAAGTACAGCTACAAACTGTTTAGATGGTGATATAGCAGAAATATTTATATTTAATACTGACATAGGTCTTATAAACTTAACTACAGTAGTAAATTATTTAAAAACCAAATACAATATAAGTTAAAAATATTAAAAAAATATATTTATATAATATGAGTATAAAACAATTATCAAAATACATAGCAGAACAAATAATTATAGATGAAATTTCTAGAATAGATATGCCTCAAATTAAAGGTGATAATATTCCAGAAGCACTATCAATTTTTAAAAAATATGGTGTTCCATATACATTAAAAGTTATTGACCCAAATGAATTATTACCTATTCAAAGTGATTATATTCCAGATAAGGTTAATAATATTATTAAATCTATAAATAATAATGAAAAAATGAACCCTATATTTATATCATCTGATAATTATATTGTAGACGGTCATCACAGATGGTTAGCATTTAAAGATTTAGGAAAACTTGAAATGAAAGTTATACAAGTAAAATATCCTAAAAATGCAGCATTAAAATTATTTGATAAGTTAGATAATAATTTAAATGAAAATCAAAGAGTATGTCCCGGTTGTAAAAAAATATTGACATATTCTAGTAAAAGAAAAAAAGTTATTGCAGAAAATTTAAACAGAATATGTAAATCTTGTTCTAAAATAGGAAAAAATAATCCTATTTTTGGAAAAAAAGGTATAGATAACCCTAGTTATAAACAAAAAAGACAATCAATATCTGGTAAAAATAATCCATTTTATAAAAATAATATTAAAGAAAAAATAAAGGAAACAAATTATTCTAATGGAAAATGGGTTAAGCCCGAAGATAAATCAGAGTTTATTAATTATTACGAAAAAGTTAAAAGTATAACACAAGAAAATTATACGAAATATTTTTATGATATTCCAAATTCTAATAAAAGAAGTAGAGAATATCATTTAGATCATAAATATTCTATTCATTCTGGATTTAAAAATAATATTCCACCCGAAGTTGTCGGTCATTATAAAAATTTGGAAATATTACCACATAGTATAAATGAAAGTAAAGGTAATAAAAATAGTATTACACTAGAACAATTATTTTTAGATATAAAAAATAGTAAAAATCCACTAGATAAAATTAAAAAAACAATTGTTGTTTATCCAGGTAGATTTCAGCCTTTCCATTCCGGTCATTATTATTCATATAATGATTTAGTAAGTAAATTTGGTAAAAATAATGTTTATATTGCGACATCTGATAAAGTTGAATCTGGTAAATCACCATTTTCATTTAATGATAAAAAAGAAATTATTACAAAATTATTTAAAATTCCATCTTCAAGAGTAGTTAAAGTAAAAAATCCATACAGACCTGAAGAAATATTAAAAAGTTTTGATCCAAAAACAACTGCAGTTATTGTAGCTGTTGGTGAAAAAGATGTAAGTAGATTAGGTGGCAAATATTATATTCCATATAAAGGAAAAGTACAACAAGGTTATTTAGATAAAGGATATGTATATTTAGTTCCTCAATTACAATTAAAAATAAATGGTAAAACTATTTCTGGAACAGAAGTTAGAAATAATTTTTCAAAAGAATTATTTAAAGGTCTATATCCAAAATATGATGAGCAATTATTTAATTTAATGAAAAATAAACTTAATGAAAGTTTAATTACCGAAGGGGGCGCGTATGTTAAGTGCGAAATTTGTGGTGAATTACATAAAGATTTATCTAGACACTTAATTAAACATAATCTAAATAGTAAGGAATATAAAGAAAAATATCCCGGATCTAAATTAGTATCAGAAGAAAAAAGAATTAAAAATAAATTAGGTGGAAAAATATCTGGACCATATAATAGAGGAAATAAAAGACCTGATTTATCTAAAAGAAATAAAGATCCAGAGTTTATTAAAAAAATGTCAGTTGGTGTTAAAGAGTCATATAACAAAAACCCTGAACTTAGACAATTAAGAGCAGAACAATTTAAAAATAAAGAAATTAGAAAAAAGATAAAAGAAACAAATTATTCTAATGGAAACTGGAAAAGACCTGAAATGAGATCAGATTTCATTAATTATTATGAAAAAGTTAGAGCAATAACTACAGAAAATTATAATAAATATTTTTATGAAATAAAAGACGCTAAAAAAAGAAGTAGAGATTTTCATTTAGATCATAAATATTCAATTCATTCTGGGTTTGTAAATAATATTCCACCCGAAGTTGTCGGTCATTATAAAAATTTGGAAATATTACCACATAGTATAAATGAAAGTAAGTTTAATAAAAACAGTATAACATTAGAACAATTAATATTGGATATTCAAAACTCTAAATCTCCATTAAATAATAAAATATTATTATTATGCGGCGGGGCCTTCGGACATTTAAAACACCCATTTGAAGATATGGACCTTACATTTGGTGATATGAAAAATATGATTAAACTTGCACTAGAAGGAAAATTAGAATTAACTCAAGAAAAAACAGATGGACAAAATCTATTATTTTCTTGGATAGATGGTAAATTAAGAGCAGCAAGAAATGCGTCTCATACAAAAAACTTTGGAAAAAATGCTTTAGATATTTCTGGTGTTTCTAATATGTTTTCAGGTAGAGGTGAAATACATACTGCATTTGTTGAAGCATTAAACGATTTACAATCTGCTATATCTAAATTATCTGAAAAACAGAGACAAAAAATATTTGCAAATGGTAAAAAGTTTATGAGTGTAGAAGTAATATATCCTCAAACAACAAATGTTGTTCCATATAATTATGCTATGTTAGTATTTCATGGAACTCTTGAATATGATGAACAAGGTAATAAAATAGGTGCAGATAAATCTGAAGCAACATTATTAGCAAATATGATTAAACAAATAAATGCAGATGTTCAAAACACATTTAAAATTAGAGCACCTAATAACTTAAAATTACCTAAAGTTCAAAATTTTGCTTCTCAAAAATCATATTTTCTAGGTAAATTAAATAAATTACAACAAGAATTTGGATTAAAAGATTCAGATAATATTATTATGTATCATCAAAAATGGTGGGAAGATTTTGTTAATAGTAAATATACACTACCTAATAATATAGTATCTGATTTAGTAAAAAGATGGGCATATAATGATAAATCTATTAAAATAGTTGATATTAAAAATAAAATATCTAAGTTAGATAAACCAGAAATTTTAAAATGGGTAGATCAATTTGATAAAACAGAATATACAAATAAAGCAAAAGAAAATTTAAGAAAATTTGAAAGTATATTTTTAGAATTAGGTGCTAAAATATTGAAAAATATAAATGTATTTTTAGCAGCAAATCCTGATCAAGCACTAAATCAATTGAGAAGTTCATTAGATAAATCAATAAAAGATATTGAAAATTCTAATGATATATCTGCTATAAATAAATTAAAAACACAATTAGAAAGATTAGAATCACTAGGTGGATTTGATGCAATAGTTCCTAGTGAAGGAATTACATTTATGTTTAATGGTAATTTATATAAATTAACAGGTGCATTTGCTCCAATTAATCAAATTTTAGGAATATTAAGATATTAAAAATGATAAAATTAAAACAAATATTAAATGAAAAATTTTCTGTAGAATCAGATAAATATATAAACTTAGGTGGAAAAAGTGTAACATCTATTCCTGATAATAGAAAAGGTGATTATCAATATATAGTATTTGACTCTCCTAGTGTTGATTATGCACATGTTTATATAAATAAATCTGGTAAAATATATCTTGTAACAAATAAATATGATAAAACATTTAAAGATATTAATCAATTAGTATCATTTTTAAACAAAAACAAATTTAGATATGTCGGTATTGATGATGTTTAAAATTTTAAATATAAAGGAATAAAAATGAAAAAATCAGAATTAAAAAAACTTATTAAAGAACAAGTTGCCTTGGTATTTTCTGATGGGACAATAAACGGAGATCCAAAAGGTAAAGAAAAATCTAATATAAAAAAATATAAACAAAAAGAACAAAATATTACAGAAGGAGCAAATGATTTTTCTTTTAATAATGTTAATTTTACTCTTTTACTTGTTTTACAATCAACATCCGGATATATTCAAGTTATTCCAAAATCATCAAAAGATTTAGATGCACTTAATTCATATGGAAAAGAAAGAATGAGTAAATTTTTAAAATTAAAATTTAAACAACAATTAGGAATTCCTGTTTATCCAGAGAATGATGGTTCTGCTGGTTTAAAGTTTGGATTTCATATGTCTGATGTACAAGAACTATTACGTAATAAAATAAAATAGGAGGTTATGTGGGTCAATTTACAAGAGATCAATTTGAAAATTTATCTAAAGATGAAAAAGATGAATTAATGAAGAAAAAATCGGATAGACCGAGTGCTAGACCGATGGGAGATATATACCCAAAATCAATACAAAGAATATTACAAGGAGAAAGTCCTAAAACATTTGTATCTAATTATTCTTCTAATAATTTAGATGAAGAACAATTAAAAGAATTAGAACAAGAAAGAATAGAAAAAGAAGAAAGACATAAAACTTTACAAGAATTAAGAAAAGAAGTTAATCCTACGTTTTGTCCTAAATGTGGTAAATTTATGAAAACTAGACTTGATACAAAGTTTTATAGAATAAGACAAACATGTTTTAATTGTGTAGTTCAATATGAAACTAAAATTAGAATTGCAGGTTTGTGGAGAGAATACGAAGATAAAATTATGACTGAGAATAAATTGTCTTTCTTAAGAGAAACAAAAGAAGAGGTTTTGGATTATTTAAATGGTGGGTTAAAGGAACAATATCAATATGTTACTGAAGAAGGTAAAATTGAAAAATGGAATAATGAAGATTATGATAAAACAAAATTGTTCTTAGAAAATACACTAGAAGAAATAAACAAAATTACAGACGATTTATCTGAATATTTATTAGAATTAAATGAGAAATTAAAAAATGTCTAATCAATCAAAAATAAGCTTAAAAGATATAATAAAAGAAGAATATAGCAGATGTTTAACAGACCCTGCATATTTTATTAAAAGATTTTGTATAATCCAACATCCTGTAAGAGGAAAAATTCCTTTTATATTATACCAATTCCAAGAAAATGTTCTAGCAGCATTTATTAAACATTCTAGAAATATAATATTAAAAAACAGACAGATGGGTTTATCTACATTAGCTGCAGCTTATGCACTTTGGCTAATGACATTTTTTGAAGATAAAAATATTTTAGTTATTGCAACAAAACAAGGTGTAGCAAAAAATATAATTTCTAAAGTTAGATTAATGCATAGATTATTACCTAGTTGGATGAAAAGAAAATGTATTGAAGATAATAAATTAGGATTATCATATGATAATGGTTCTAAGATATTTGCTAGCACCTCGGCAGGTGACTCTGGACGTTCAGAAGCAGTTTCTTTATTAATATTAGATGAAGCTGCATTTATTCCTAGAATGGAAGAACTTTGGGGTGCATTACAACCAACATTATCAACAGGTGGTGACATTATTGTATTATCAACTCCAAATGGTGTTGGTAATTGGTATCACGAAACATTTACAAAAGCAGAAGAAGGTAAAAACAATTTCTTCCCAATTACATTACACTGGACATTACATCCTGAAAAAGATCAAAAGTGGAGAGATGAACAAGATATAGAATTAGGTGTTAGATTAGCAAAACAAGAGTGTTTTGATGGAAACACTAAAATTTTTACAATAAATGGGTATAAAAATATTAAAGATATACAAGTTGGTGATTTAGTATTAACACATACTGGTAAGTTTAAACCTGTTATTAAATTATATAATAAAAAAAGTAAAGATTTATATAAAATTAATTCATTTTTAAATGAAAATTACTCATATGTTACTAAAAACCACCCATTTTTATTTAATAATACTTGGACTGAAATTAATAAAATTAATAATTTAGAATTATTACCAGTTATTCCTACTAATATTGAATTTAATAAAGATAAAATAGTTACTATAGATTTATATAATTTAATTGAACCTAAAAACTTTAAAAAGAAATTGTGTAATGATAATATATCATTTTATATAAATGATAGAAAACATAAAAGAATACACAACAGATATATTAGTGTTGATTACGATTTAGGATATATTATAGGTATATATTTATCAGAAGGAACCTGTGATAGATTAAGATTTTGGATATCTCATCATACAAAAGAAGCAGATACGTGGGTTAAAGATGTTATTAAAATAATTAAAAATAAATTTGGACTATTAGAATATCAACAGCGATTTGGTAAAATAGGAATAAATAATGGAGCGCAGACAACATTTTGTTCTGAGATACTATGTAATACAATCAAATTGTTTGTTGATGGAAATTATTGTTATGATAAACATTTAAGTAATTTTGCATATGAAAATTCAAATTTAGAGTTTTTAAAAGGAGTTTTAGATGGTACTTTTGTAGGTGATGGAATGCTTAATTATTACAATTATAAATCACTTGGTATAACATCAATAAATATGATATATGACATAAAATTTATATGTCATATATTAGGTATTAATTGTTGTTCATTTAGACCAGATAAAAGTATTTTACCGGATCATTATCATAGGCCATATACTTTTAAAATTTTAAATTCTAAAAATATAGATGTTAAATTAACTATTAGTAATATAATAGAACAAAATTTACATCAAACTCATCATTTTCATAATTATAAAAGTGATGATAGATTTGTTTTTTCAAAAATTAATAAAGAAGAATATATAGGTGAAGAAATAAGTGTATATAATTTAGAAGTAGAAGAAGATAACAGTTACATTACCGAACACTTTATAGTTCATAACTGTGATGGTTCATTCTTAGCATCAGGAGATACTGTTGTTTCTGGTGAAATATTAGAATGGTATAAACAATCAATGGTTATGGAACCAATTGAAAAGACAGGGTTTGATAGAAATGTCTGGATATGGGAATATCCAGATGCACACAAGACTTATATGTTAGTAGCCGACGTTGGTAGAGGAGACTCAAATGACTATTCAACTTTTCAAATATTAGATACAGATACATTAGCACAAGTTGCAGAATATCAAGGAAAACCTGGAACACAACAATTTGGAGATTTATGTATAGAATATGCAACAAAATATAATGATGCTTTGTTAGTAGTAGAAAATGCAAACGTAGGATGGGCAGTATTACAAAGAATTATTGATAGATCATATAAGAATATATTTTATAGTGAAAATAAAAATGTAGTAATAGATAATAAAACTGCATCTTCTTATGTAGGTAAAATGGGTTCAAATAAGAAAAAATCCGTTGCAGGATTTACAACATCTACTGCAACTAGACCTTTAATAATTTCTAAACTTGAGCAATATATTGGTAAAAGAGAATTAACTATTAGATCAACTAGATTAATAAATGAATTATTTACTTTTGTTTGGAATGCTGGAAAAGCAGAAGCAGCAAGTGATAATTACAATGATGACTTAATTTTAGCTTATTCTATAGCTTTGTGGGTTAGAGATACTGCTATTAGACTAATTGAACAATCAAAAGATTTAGTAAGATCTACTTTAAACGAATTTAAAATTCAAAAAACAACTGTAAATCAAAGTATATTTACTAACGTATCTAATGCTGATCCATTTATATTAAATATTAGCAAAGATGATAAATTAGATACAAGGGAATTTGTATGAAAAAATTAACCGAATTAAGTAAAATATCAAAAGCAACTGATTTAGCCCAAGATGTTCATACAGGTCAATATAGAAAAGTAACTAAAAAACCTTATATTGTTCATCCTTTTAGAGTTTATCAACGTGCTAAATCATTAGGTTTATCTGATGATATTCAGATTGTAGCAATATTACATGATACATATGAAGATGCATCAAATAGAGAATATGTTGCTCAGCAAATTAAATCTAAATTTGGCGATACTATATTAAAACATGTTTTATTATTATCTCATGATAAAGATACTAACTATAATGATTATGTATTAGCGCTTGCTAAAAAAAGTAACATTGCACTTTCAGTAAAATTATTAGATATGATTGAAAATCTATTAGATAGTCCTAGCCCAAAGCAAAAAACTAAGTATTTCGGCGCTTTACAATATTTATTAAAAAATGGTGTTAAAATCGACAAAAGAATAATAGACCAAATAACAAAGGCATCAAAATGATAAAAAAACAAAAATTAACTAAATCTAAAAATACAAAATATATAGAAAATAAAATGCCATCTTTAAAAAGTTTAATATTAGAAGCAAAACAAGTAAGAATATATTTAGATCTAGGTGAAAAACCTCCTAAAGGAAAAAAAGTTCAAAAAGGTCCTAAGGGTGGTTTATATTATATGGATTCACCCGGATGGAAAAAATTAGAGATAATGATCCTGCAAAAAAACTTAGAAAAAAAGTTAATGCTAAAAATTTAAAAAAGAAAGTAACTGATAAACCTAAAACTAATAAAGTAAATAAATATAATATTAAAGGTAATCAAGTAGATACAAATAAATTATTAGATTTATTGGGTGGTGGTGAGTTCGAAAAATTTACTAAATTGAGTAGATTAAAAAATGGTGGATTTTCATATACAGCAAAACTTAAACCTGGAACATATGATACTAGAGATGATTCACATACAAGTGGTACAATATCAGATGAAGCAATTGCTCGTATGTTAACAAAGAAAAAAACTAAACCATTTGATGAATCAGATTTAGATGAAACTGTTTTTAAAATGGATAAATGGATGCCGGCAGAAACAGATGTTCAAGATGAATATTATGATATTTTAGAAAATGGTGATGTTGGAGAATTAGAAGGTTTTCTAGAAATGCATTCTGATGAAGAAATGTTAAATAGATATTTACCTAAAGGTGCAAAACTTGAAGATTTAGCAACACATATATGGGATAAATATTCTAGTTGGGGTAAAAAACATAAATTTTCAGATGAACAACCAACTGGACCAGAAAATATATAATGGTTTTTTAAAAAAATAAGAGGATAAAATGGCGACAATAACAGAAAACGTATTTAAGCAATTAAAAAAACTATTTTCAAATGACGTAGTAGTTAGAAGAATAGGTGGTGGTAAATTTAAAGTAATTGATGCGTATAATACTCAGACAATGGGTTCATTAGCAACTAATTATTTAGGAAAACAATATAATGTTTTAAGATATAATACTACTAACTATGGTTATAACCAATCATTATCTATATTATCACAAAGATTAATGTTATTTAGAGAATATGAACTAATGGATCAAGATCCAATAATTGCGTCTGCTCTTGATTTATATGCAGAAGAATCTACTATTAAAAATGAATTTGGTGATATTTTAACTGTTAAATCTGATGATAAAGATATAAAAGAAAATTTAGATAATTTGTTTTATGATATATTAAATGTTGATTTTAATTTATTACACTGGACAAGAAACTTAGTAAAATATGGTGATATGTTTATGAAATTAGACATTGCAGAAAAAATCGGAATAATTGGTGTTATTCCAATTTCACCATATGTAGTTGAAAGACATGAAGGTTTAAACCCAAATGATGCATCTGATGTTAAATATAAAGTTGAAGGTCCTATATTAACTGGTATGTATGAAAATTATGAAATTGCACATTTTAGATTATTAAGTGATTCTAACTTTTTACCTTATGGTAAAAGTATGATTGAAGCAGCAAGAAGAATATGGAAACAATTAACATTGATGGAAGATGCTATGTTAATTCACAGAATTATGAGAGCACCTCAAAAAAGAGTATTTAATATTGATGTTGGTAATTTAAGTCCTAATGAAATACCACAATATATGGAATTTATATCAAATCAAACTAAAAAAGTTCCTTATGTTGATGAAACAGGTAATTATAACTTAAAATATAATATGCAAAATATTACAGAAGATTTCTTTATACCAAATAGAGGTGGAGATAGTAAAACAAATGTTGATACACTTTCATCATTAGAATATAATGCAATAGAAGATGTTGAGTATTTAAGAAATAAGATGATGGCTGCATTGAGAATACCAAAAGCATTCTTAGGTTATGAAGAAGCAATTGGTGCAAAAGCAACATTAAGTCAAGAAGATATTAGATTTGCAAGAACAATTGAAAGAATACAAAAAATATTAGCATCAGAACTTACAAACCTTGCAAGATTACATTTATTTGTTCAAGGTTATGATTTTGAAGATTTAACAAATTTCGAAATAGTATTATCATCACCTTCAGTTATATATGAACAAGAAAAATTAGAATTAATGAAAAGTAGATTAGATGTAGCACAAACTGCAAAAGATCAAAACTTATTAGGAACAGACTTTATATATAAAGAAGTATTTAAGTTTTCAGATGATGATAAAAATAAGAGTCAAGCACGTGTTGTTGAAGATGCTAAATTTGATTATAGAATTGAACAAATTAAAACACAAGGTAATGACCCTGCTAAAACAGGTCAACATGCAGACGAAAGTGGAACTGTTAGAGGAGTTGATGATCCTGACAGAGTTGATGTTGCTGGAGATGAAATTGCGAACGATACTGGAGGTGAAAATGAAGTTGGTCGTCCAGAAGAAAATAATCCTAAATATGGAACTGATGAACATTATTTAGGTAGAAACCCAACAGGACAATCTGATTTAAAAGATGCAGGTTCAATGTCAGCATCTGATAAATCAACAAAGCCTCAATTTAAAGGAAAAAGTGCATTTGCTGTAGAAAATAAAAATAAATTGAAAAAATTATCTACTAAATTTAATATAATTAAGAATAAAAATGGAAAAAATATAATAAATGAAGATATATTAAATGATAGCGTTAAAAATTTATTAGACGGTGATGTTGAATAACTTAAAAATCTTAAGTTTTTTTATATTTATATAATATTATATATTGATAGGAAACTTTATATGGCAAAACCTTGGAATTACAATAAAATAGGATGGAAGAAAATAAATACTAAATATAAAAATATTAGTCCTCCATATATTAAATTGTGTCCAGATTGTTCTTCTGAAATGATATATAATGATAAATATACATTTATTTATTCTATACGTGATAATAAAAAATGTCAAACATGTGCAAACACCGGTAAAAATGTAGGTAGAAAACCAAAAATATATGAAAGAACTCCTGAAATTAGAAAGAAAAATAGATTAGCTGCAATTAAAAGAATTAAAAATCAAAATGGCCAGATTAAACCAAATTTTAATTCATTTGCTTGTAAAATAATCGATGAATATGGAAAACAAAATGGATATAATTTTCAACATGCTCTTAATGGTGGGGAATTTCATATAAAACAATTAGGATATTGGGTAGATGGTTATGATAAAGATAAAAATGTCGTTATAGAATATTATGAAAAATCTCATAGAAGTAAATCAGAAAGAGATAATATTAGAAAACAAGAAATAATAGATTTTTTGGGTTGCAATTTTATAGAAATAAAAGAATGGAAACAATATGAAAATCCGTCATAATAAGATAAAAAATACTGGAATATTATTTGAGTCATTGGCTCGTCAAATTACTGCTGATGTTCTAGAAAATAAAAACTCTTCAATTGCTGCAAAGATAATTAAACAGTTTTTTAATAAAAATACAGAACTTAGAAAAGAATTATCTTTATATCAATCATTGATTAAAGAATCATTCAGTTCTGAAGTAAAAGCAGCTTCTTTTGTAGATACTGTTTTAGAATCTAGAAAAAACTTAAATAATTCTAAACTTAGAAGAGAAAAATATGAAATTATTAAGCAATTGAAAGAAAATTTTTCAATTGAAAATCTGTTTTCTTCTAGAATAGATTCATATCCAGTATATGCTTCTATTTATAAATTATTTGAATATAATTCTTTATTAACTGAAAACGTTAAACCAATTGAAATTACAGATGCAAAATTTACTGTAGTAGAACATTTGGTTAGAAAGGTTAATAAACAACCTAAAAAATCAGAAGTTTCAGAAATATTAGTAAAAGAACCTATACAAATAAGAATGTTAACTCAAAAAATAATAATTGATGAGTTTAACAAAAACTTTAGTAATAAATTAACTGAAGATCAAAAATCTTTAGTTAAAGATTATATTAATAACGTGTCAAATACAAATCCTCTAAGAGAGTCTATTTCAAAAAGACTTCCACTCATTGAAAGTAAATTATTGAAACTATCAAAAGTAGTTCCTGATGATGCTATTAGAATCAAACTATTAGAAGTTAATAATAGTGTTAGTAAATTAAAAAATATTAAAAATATTAAAGAAAATCATATTTTAGGTCTTTTAAGAACATATTCTTTAATAGATGAAATTAATAGTCATATGAAAAAAAGTGGTTGTAAGAAGTAATTCTATGGAGAAACTAAAAATGAATAAAAATAAAAAAATAAATAATGTAATAAAAGACTTGGTAAATGAAATAATTACTGAAAATCCAGAATTATTAGTTAAAAGAAACTTAAAGTATGATGAACCAAGCTTACATAGACCAGAAGATCTTTCAGAAGATAAAAATTCTCAGATTGCTTCATTACAAAAAGAACTTAATATATTAAATCAACAATTGAGTAATGCAAATAGTAATACAAATATATCTGGTAATAGAAAATCTCAATTAATAAAAAGTTTGCAAGATAGAATTAAGAGAAAAAAAGAAAGAATTGAAAACTTAAAAAAATCTGATATTGAAGAATCATCAACAAGTGCAGGAATTGCTGGATATGAAACACCACATGCATTTTCTAAACCAGGATTAGATCCTAAAAAGAAAAGAGCAGTTAAAGCAATGGATTGGCCAGTTGTAGAAGCAAAACAACAAAGTTCTTGGGAAAAATTTTTACTAACAATTGAAGCAACTGCTGAAGGTAATGTTAGAGAATTTTTATTTGATGCATTAAAAGAACCATATATTGATACTCCTGGTGATTTTCATTTACAACACAAAGGTCCTTCTCAAATTGTATCTTATATGAAGAGAAATATGGGTAATCAATCATATAATGATTTATATAAATTTTATAAAAAATATAAAACTCGTTGTGATGCTTTTGTTAAAAAGTTTGGACATACAGTTGATATTAACGAATCAGTAGATTTTAATAATAACGAATTGTCTCCAAAAAAAAGAATAGCAAGTGCTGTTAAAGGTATGAGAGAACAATTACAAGAAATTGAAAAAGTATTAGATAAATCAGTAAATTTTAAAGAAGAAGTTGGTTTAAAAACATCAGATTTCTATAAAAGAACACATAATCACTTAAGAAAAATAGGTGAACAAGTAACAAGAATTATGAACAAAATGCAAGCTATAAAATAGGAATAATTATGAATAGTATATTACTTTTAATGACAGTTTTACATAAAAAATTTAATAAAAAGAAACCATTTACTGTTAATACTGCAGATAAAAATATTCCAGTTTTAAGTAATAGTGAAATTAAATTTTTTAAAAATAGATTAAAAAAGAATGGCTGGGATTTTAATGTTAAAGAAGATAATTATCAAACATTTACATATGAATTTAAACCAACACACAATGTAAAAGAAATAAATGAAGATAATTCTTATTTTGAAACTTTAAAAAGACATTTAGATAAAATGTCTAATAGAAAACAAATTATTGATTTTTTATATAAAGAATATAAGAAAAATAGAAATAATAAAAAATTAGCAAAAACTGTCATTGATGTTGCTGAAGATGAAAATTATCATAATGAAGCACAAAAAATGTATTTAGATTTTAAAGGACAAGAAAAATTAATGGAAAATAATATGAAAAAAACTCAATTAATACAATTATTTAAACAAGTAATTAAAGAAGATTTAGAAAAATTAAATCCAAAAGAATTATCAGCAGCAAAAGCACATTTTGATCCTATTGTTAAAAAACATGGTGGTAAAATAATTAAATATTTTAAATCTTTGGGTCAATTAGCTGTAGAAATACAATCATTTAGAGTTCATTATAATAGTTTAATAATCGCGTCTGCAATGAGTAAAAAAGATGCTCAAAATATTATAAATGCAATTAAAGAAAATGATGCAAGATTTATTAGTAGTTCTGAAGAAAATACTCTAAAAATTAGTCCAGATACAACATTTTTATATTGGAGACAACAACAATGAAACAAACTGAATTAAGAAAAATAATTAAAGAAGAAATTGATAAAATATTATCAGAGTCTAAAATAAAATATCGTGGTAAATTCAGTGTAAGAAAAGGTTCTGGTAATTCTGCAAAAGATTGGAAAAAATATATTGAAAAAATACCTGGCATAGAAAAAATATCAATATATCCATCTGCATATGTTAATCATACTGCAATTGATATTATTGTTAATAATAAACAAGCTATTAGTAAAATAATAAAAGCTTGGAGAAATTATGGAATAAATTGGCCAGAAGCTTCTGATTTTGTTCAAATTTCAGATTATACACCATTAAATTAAAGGAAATAAAGATGAGTGAAAAAATAAATTTAATAGAAGATAGAGATTATTTCATAAGAAATTTTAGAAAATTTTTAAATGAAGATAAAAGACCTATAAATGAAAGCACCGGAGGTCGTTTGTGGAATTTATTAGGTGATTTAGAAAATCATTTTGAATCATTACCACAAGTATCAACTTCAATTAACGAAGGTGATGTTATTAAATTAAAAAGAGCATTAAATGCTTTAGAAAAAGAAATGAAAAAAGTTTTAAAAAATAAAGGTTTAAAAAACTGGTAAGAGGTAAATTATGGATAATAAGTTATTAAATGAATTGATTGGTCAAATGACAGACGAAAAAATAGAACTTCCAAGTTCAGTTCCTTCATTTGAAAAAACATTCGCAGAAACAATGATTAAAAATTTAATCAATGTTCTTAAAAATGAACAAAAATTAATAAATGATGAAGCTTCATATGAAATAGTTGATGAAGATAATAAAGTGGTTGCTAAAATAAAATTAGTATTTTTTGATGAAAATGTTGTTAATAATTTAATTAATACAAACGGTGCATCTTTGAATATGTCTCAAAGATGGAATTATAGTAAAATTGATAACAATATTGTTAAAATTGTATTTGACGTAAAATAAGGAATAAAATGAGTAAAAAATTACTTGTAGATTATATTGCATTTAAGATAACACCACAACTTATTGCTGAGTCTATTAAAAATAATAATGGAAAACTAATAGTTAAAGGTGTTTTGCAAAGAGCAAATGCTAAAAATCAAAATGGTAGAATATATTCTAAAGAAATATTAGATAGAGAATTAAAAAAATATCTTCAACTTATTAAAGAAAGAAGAGCTTTAGGTGAATTAGATCACCCAGATTCATCTGTCGTTAATTTACAAAATGTATCTCATTTAGTATTAGAAGCACATTGGGAAGGTGATGATATAGTTGGAACAATTGAAATATTAGATACACCATCAGGTAGAATATTAAAGAGTTTAATAGAAGCAAATGTATTATTAGGTATATCATCTAGAGGTTTAGGAAGTGTAAATGAAGTTGATGAAGATACTGTAGAAGTAGCAGAAGATTTTGATTTAATTGCATGGGATTTTGTTTCTAATCCATCAACACACGGTGCATTCATGAAACCAGTAAAAATAAATGAAAGTATTAATGCAGATATAAATTCTAAAATGGTTTGTAGAAATAATGTTGAATGTTTAATTAGAGATATAATTATAGATTTGGAAAGTAATTAAATGATTAGTATTAAACAGATATTAACAGAAACAAAATTAGATATACAGAAATATAATATAAATTATAATAAAAATACTAAAACATTTTCTGTAGAAATATCTAATATTAAAAATGCATTAAGATATCAGAGAAGTATGAAAGATTCAATTACATTATGGAATTCTAATACTTTAAATTCACAAGAATTTAAATATGTAGAAACAATTTATTCTGGTAGTGGTGAAGATAAAGAAATTGGTGGATGGAAATATATATCATCAGATAAAAAACTTAAATTAATAATATTCAATGATTGAGGAAATTTAATGAAAAAATCAAAATTAAAAGAAGATTTAATTCCTGGTGGCAAAGGAGATAAATTATCTGTAAAAAATGTTAATTCTAAAGAATTACAAATGGGTATAAAAACAGAATTAGAACATACTGGTGATTCTGATAAAGCAAGAGAAATAGCATTAGATCATTTAGCAGAAGATCCAAAATATTATAGTAAATTAAAAGGTGCTGGATTAGCAGATGAATTAGAAGAAGCAGTTAGAAAAGAAATTAGAAGTGTTATTAAAGAATATTATGATGATGAACAAAGAAAGTTGTTTATAGACTCTGTTGTATTTTTAGTAGTTACTTGTAAAAATGCATTATCAAAAGATTTAGAAGTTCTTGCAGAAAAATATTATACTAAATATCCTAGATCTGCTAGAGAAATTACAAAACAACTTACAAGTGCTAAAAACTTCATTGATAAATTAACTAGATAGGAAATAAAATGAAAAGATCAGAATTAAAAGAATTAATTAAAGAAGTTTTAGATGAAGATATAAGTGATCCTAAAATAAGAGGACCTCTTAGAAATGTTAAAGGTAATATAGAGGTTGTAATATTAATGTTAAAGCGAGCAAAAAAAATATAATGAAACATTAGATACAGAATCTATTGGTAGAATTCTAAGTAGATTAACAGATGCAGCAGCATCATTAAATAAATTAATTGGGAAAAATTAAAATGAAAATAATTGTTAAAAAAACACGTGCATGGGAATCAGATGGTGCTCCAGCAGTATGGGGCTTTTATAATGTTCCTGTTAAAATAAATGAAATATTTAAGAAAGTAAGTAAATTAACAGAAAGTGCTCATACACAAGAACATTCTGGTAAATTTTATTACAATGGAATTGGTGCATTTTGGTATACCAGAGATAAAAGATCTGTTGATATTGCTAAACAAATGATTGAAGAACAATATCCAGATATTCAAGTTAATGTTAATTGGAATATTTTTTAAGGCAATAAAATGAAAAAATCTGAATTAAAACAACTAATAATAGAAGTATTAAATGAACATGATATTACACAGAGTGAATATAATACAATAACACGTCTTACTAATAAAGTAATATCAACTGGACATTATATAAATAAATACATAAATGAATATGATGAAAATGATAATCCTAAGCTTTTAGATGATTCTATTGAAGTAATAAAATCTGTTCGTCCAATATTAGATAAATTAGAAAAAATATTTTTAAACATAAAAAAAGAACATAAGAAGTAATATGAAAAAAACAGAACTTAAAAAAATAATTAGTGAAGAAATATTTAAATTAATAGAAGATAATTATCAAGCATCAGATTTAACTCAGTTAAGATTAAATAAGATAAAAGAAGAACTTGATAATATATTACATGAATTAGATGATAAATTAATTTATTTAAATAATAAAAAAAGAATTACAAAAGATCCAGACGTTGATAAAGATATTTCATTTTGGAAAAATATAAAATTTGATATATCTGGTATGTTATCAGTGGCAAATAAAACAAATAAAATAATACAAACTAAATTAAAAAGAAAAATATTTAGAGCATAATAATGAAAAAATCACAGTTAGTAAAACTTATTATAGAAGAAATAGATACATATAATAAATTAAATAATATTATACGTGAATCTAAAACAGCTCCTATTAAATGGGGTACTCCTAATACTGTAGATGAATTTGTAAAATATTCTAAACAATTTAGTTCAGTACAAAGAAATAATGCATGGAAAATTGTAAATAAAACATTTTTAGGAACAAAAGATTTAACAAAAACTGAAAAAGCAGCACTTGTTACTTGGATTAAAACCGGAAAACATTTAAGTAATTTACTATTTGCTGAACCATTAGCAAATACATTATATAAATTATATGGAAAGAAATAATGAAAAAATCAGAATTAAAAAAATTAATAAAAGAAGAATTAATAAATGCTATTAACGAAGGTGGTTCTTTTAATGGAAATGAAAGTAGAGAATATAATATATCACCTCGTGTTCAATCATCATCAGGAGGTCCTACTGATCAATTTAAAACACCATATATAGCTATATGGTTAAATGGTGGTAGTCCTATATATATTAAATTAGCAAAAGAACCAGACAATAAAATATTAAAGAAATTTGCTGATGCGTTAGCAAATGAATTAGAAGTTGCAGTTAAAAATACACTTAAATTTTTACCTAAAGATGTAAAAGGAAAATAAAATGCCAGCTCAATCAAAAAAACAACAACAATTTATGGGTATGGTTCATGCAGTTCAAACAGGAAAATTAGATCCTAGTAAAGTTTCAAGTAAAGTAAAAAAGACTGCAAAAGGAATGACAAAAAAAGCAGCAAAAGATTTTGCTTCAACCAAACATGATAATTTACCAGAAAAGTCAAAGAATGAAGAATCTATTAGAAATGCTATTAGAGAAATTATAATTGATACACTAAATGAAGAATATTCAATTATGACTGGAAAGTTTATAAATGATTTAGAAAAATTTTTAGCATTACAAATTAAAAAAGGTAATATTAAAAATATGTCTATTGATGAAGTAGATAAATATGCAAACATAATGTATAAATCACTTATAGAAAATAAAAAACATTAAGGAAATATTATGAAAAAATCAGAATTAAAAAAACTTATTAAAGAAGAACTTGAAAAATTTGTAATAAAAGAAGCAAAAGAATTTTATAAAGATATTGATGTAAAAGGAAAAAATACAATTAGAGGTGGATTAAATTTAACTGCATCTATGGATGCGATGGAAGAAAATTTAATTGAACTTGAAATAGATACATATTCATCATATCCTGGTCCAGTATTTATTGTTCCATTAGAAAATAAACAACAAGTTCTAGATGCTATGAGTAAAATAAAACAAGAATTTGAAATATTTGATACTAAAGTAGCAAAAATTGTATCTAAATTTAAAAAGAAAAATAGATAGGAAATTTGAAATGAAAACAAAATTATCAAGAATAATAAAAGAAGAACAAGAAAGACCTCAACTTACAACTGAAGAAAAAAAGAAGTTTTTAGAAAATATAAAATCATTTTCTAATTATGGAAAAAATCTTAGATCTGAAGTTGATTTAGTTCAATTATCTGAAGAATTAGGTCATATATGTCAAATGGCTGAAAGATTGACATTAGAAGAAGCTGATGAGTGGTTTGATAAAATGACTATAAACAGAAATATGAAAGAATTAAAAAGAATAAATGAAGAATTTGCTAAGACAAGTAAAGAAGCAAAATCACTTCAACAAAGAATGCTTTCATTATATGAAGATATGGGTCATGTATTAGGTAGATATTTTGAAGTTTCTGGAGATGATTTTATCGATACATTAAATAAAAAACCAAATTTACAAGAAGCAAACAGTAAAGTACCATCTAATATAATGAGTGATTTTAAAAAATGGCTTCCTGGATATAAAAGAGCTAGAGGTGGTGTTTTTGATAATTCAAAAAATTCTAAAACTGGTTTAGATATAGAATTCCAAGGTTGGAAATTTAATTTAAAACATAATAAAAAAACAAATAAATGGAATATTGATTTAGTTACAAAAATTTAAAAGCGGAGGTTACGTGAGTAGCATAAAAGTAGAAGTATTAAATGGAAATTTAGAAAAAGCGCTAAGATCATTTAAGAAAAAAATAAAAGACACAAAGTTGATGGTAGAAATTAAAGATAGACAATTTTTTGAAAAACCTTCTTTAAGTAAAAGAAGAAAAAAACAAAAAGCAATTGCAAGAAATAAATTCATTAATCAGCAAAATAAAGATTCATATTAGTTAGGAAAAATAAATGATATTAGATGCATTACATAAACTATTATTTTGGAAAGATGATTCATTAGATAATTTAAAATCAATATCTAATAAATTAAATATATTAGAAGATAATACTAAAAAATTAAGAGAGTTAAATACTGAACTTCTTAGAGCACAACAAATAATATTAGAACAAGATAATAAAATAAGAATGCAAACTAGAATTTTAAATAATTTAGATATGATAATGGTAATTACAGATATTGATGCTAATATTATTTATGCAAATAATGCATTTGAAAAAGCATTTGAATATGAACCACAAGAATTAGTTGGTCAAAATGCAAGAATATTAAAATCTGGTCAACATCCAGATGATTTTTATCAAAATTTATGGAAAACTATTAAATCTGGAAAAGTCTGGTCAGATATAATTATTAGTAAAACAAAATCTGGAAAACTAATTAAATATACAACTACAATAACACCCGTATATAACGGTGAAATAAAATATTTTATAGCAATTAAAAAGATTCATGGAGAATTAACTTAATGGAAGATTCAATAAATTTAAATAGAGGTGACGGGTGGACACAATATTCTAAATTAGTTTTAACTAAATTAGAAGATCACGAAGATATATTAAAAGATATTAACAAAGAACTAACTAATGTTAGAGTTGAAATAGGGATGTTAAAAGTAAAGTCAGGTGTATGGGGTTTAATTGGAGGGCTTATTCCAGTTGCAATCGCACTTATACTTAATTTATTTAAAAATTAAAAATTTAAAAAATATTTTTGGAAAACTGTATTTTTCTACAGTTTTCCTATATATATTATTAACGAACACGTTATTTTCTTTTTATTGCATCATATAACGTACCGACTATATAACATATCATTAAACTTCCAAATAAGTTTAATCCAATAAAACAATTTTATGGAGAATAAAACAATGATTAAAACAAAAAACAAGGGTAATAATGACATTTTAAAAGATGCTATTGCTCAAGCAAAAGTATTGAAAGAAGTTGCAATTGAAAATGCAAAAACAATACTTATGGAGTCATTCGAACCTAAGATGAATAGTATTCTATCTTCTAAACTTCAAAAAGAAATGGAAGGTGATGAAGATGAAGAAACAGTTGTTGATAATGAAGAAGAAATGACAGAAGAAGAAGATCTTGAATTAGAACCTTCTGAAGATGAAACTGAATTAGAAGAAACTGAAGATCCAGGTCAAGATG